CAATGCAAAACTGGTGACAATACCGTCGCCGGTGCCGATGAGCTGGTCGGTTGGGGTCACGGGTTGCGACGGCAGGCCGGATTTGTAGTCGGCCCAGTCCTTGTAGCGAAACCCATACAGGCGGCCGTTGCGCGCCTCGAAGAAGGCTACGACTGCCGCCAGATCATCGGCACGACGAATGCCATAGGCGACATCATACCGGCGGCGACTGTTTGCCCAGCTGGCATTGCGTTCCTCGTCGCCACTCGCCAGCTCGACGATCTGGGTGCGCCGTTCAGGCCCGCCGCGCGCGCCGCGGCTGATGTTGTCGGGGAAGCGCATCTCGTGAAACGCCATCACATGCCCCTTCGGCCGAGGGATACCGCGCGGGCGATGTCGGCCGCGACCTGCGTGCGGGATTGCCGGAAGCTTTCGGCATCACGGGCGTTGATCGTGACAGAGATATTCGGGGCGGGACTTGCCCCCTGTCCATAACCAGCGGCCTCGCGACGGGAGAGGACGCGTTCGCCGCGTTGAAGGATCGCCGGAACCTCGTCAGGTTTCAGTCCGGCCCAGCCACCTGAATGCATACGTGGCGCACCTGCGAAGGCCATGGCAGGCACTATGCGGCCCGGGCCCGGCGATCCGACCGTGCCACCTGCGTGCAGGATATCTGCGAACAGACCACCCGCACCGCCCAGCGCGCCCGAGAGGGCATTGGCAATGGGACCAAGGATGAAACGCCGCGCGGCCAGCTTGGCCAGATCGGCAATCATCGACGTGACGAGGTCGCGGAAATCCATTTTGCCGGATTTGACGAAGGTGGCCACTGCGTTCTCAGCGCTCTGGAAGGCCCCGACCAATGTCTGGCCGATATCGCCACCAATATCGCGGGCCTTGGCGGCGTAGTCGGCGAGCGACGCAGTGACGGCTGCCCATCCCTTTGCTGCTGTATCAGCACCTGCAGCCGCTGCCGTACCGACATTACGTGCGGCACCGCCAGCGCCACCCGCAGCAGCGGCAGTGTCGTTCAGGCCCGCTGCAAGCGCATCGGCAGAATTCGTGGCATCCGCCAGCGCCGTCTCGGCCTCCACCCCACTGCCGGTCACGGCGTCAAGCAGCGCTTGCCAGCTGGCAAGCGGCCGACCTGCTGCATCTGCCAGCATGCCCGCTGCTTGCGCGTAGCCGTCGGCGCGGCCGCGTGCATCTTCAGCCATTGTGCCAAGACCGAGGTCGGGCGGTTCCAGATAGCTGCGTGACAGGGCGGCAGAGAAAGCATCGGCTGCGGCGGCACCCGCTGCGGTTGCCGCGCCTTCGAAGGGGTTGCCGATCCGCGCCAGGCCCACAGGATCCAGCGCGCCGATCCGAACGCCACCTTCGCCGGTTGCCCATTCCGGCAGCAGCGCAAGTGCCGCATTCAACCCGGTGATGAAGGCGTTGATGCGGGTGACGACGCCGTTCAGCATCGCCTCCACGCCCGAGATCAGCCCGTTCGCCGCCTGGAACGCGAAATCACCGATGGCACCCGGCAGGCTGCCCCAGATGGCAACGGCCGCATCATAGGCCCCCTGGAAAATCGCCGCTGTCCGGTCGCCAAAGCTGACCACGCCCGCGATGGTGCCCTCGAGCGCAGAAAGCCCAGACGCCTTCAGGCTCTCCCAGCCTGCCGCCATCTGTGCAAACGTGCTATCCAGCCCCAGCCCCATCCGGGACCAAACCTCCTTCGCGAAATCGCCGAGAAGCCGGAAGGCCTCACCGACGCCGCCGACCTTGGTCACCAGTTGCGAGAATTGATAGACCAGCTCACCCGCACCGACGATCAGTGCGCCGATGCCGGTGCGGATCAGCGCACCGCGCAGAACAACCAGTGCCGTGGCAACCCCGCGTACCGACAGGGCGGCTGCCGCCATGCCCGCCACCCAGCGCCCGGCCATGATGCCTGCGAACGTCGCGGCATAGGTGGTCAGTCGCCCGATGTTGTCGAAGAGCACTTTGATCGCGATGCCTACCGGCCCGGTGGTGCGCGCGACCGCGGCCAGCGCGTTTGCCACGGCCTCCAGTGCCGGAGCGGCCGCCACCGCCAGCTGGTTCGAGATGCCGCGCCAGATCAACCCCAGCCGCGAAATCGCATCATTGGTGCGTTCGATCTGGTCAGCATCCTGCTCTGAGACGACAACCCCAAAGGCAAGCACATCCTCGGTTGCCTGGCGCAGGGTCGCTGTATCAATCCGCGACATGGCGATGGAGCCTTCCTCGCCGAAGAGCTGCCCCGCGACGGCGGCGCGCTCAGCCGCAGGCACGAAGCTTTCGATGGCGGCGTTGATCGCCCCGACACGCTGGTCCAGTGGCAAAGCGATCAGGTCGGAGGCAGACAACCCGAGCCGGTCCAACGCATCCGCAGCGGGGCCAGTCCCGGCGGCCGCCTGGCTCAACCTGCGCGTCAGGTCCTTGGTCGCCTGCTCGATGCCGGACATCGACACACCCGCCAGCTCGCCCGCGCGCTCCAGCGTCTGGATCGAGGCGACCGTCGTCCCGAGCGATTGCGCCAACTTGGCCTGTGCATCGACGGTCTGCAGACCCGAACGGATCATCGCGGCCCCGGCAGCGGCCAGTGCAGCCGTGGCGGCAGCCGCAGCTAGAGTGGCGCGGCGGGCAAATGCGGCAACGCGCGCATTTGCCAGGTCCATCTCGCGCGACAGCCGCCCGAACCCGCGCGCCCCGGCCTCTCCGACGCCTTCCAGCTCGGCGCGCACCTGGCGGCCGCCTTCCGCCACGAGGCGGACAGAGACCCTTTTCTCAGCCATCGTGGCTTCCTTCCATCTGTTCGTTGAGTTTGCGCACCATCACCGCCTCGATCTCGGGCAGCAGTTCAGCGGCGATCAGGGTGTCGATGCCGAGGGCTTTCGCCAAAGCGATGGCAGCGCCCATGTCCCAGCCCAGCACTGCTCCGTTGGTGACCCGCAGCTGACCGCCAAGACGGCCAACCAGATCCCAGACCTGCCAGCCGTCTTGCGTTTGGGGCTGGTTCAGTCTGGCCGGGCAGTCGGCGCAGTTGCGCTCGCGGCCCTCGTAGGGTTCGCAGGCCGCGCAATAGCTGTCGCCCCCGCCGAAGGACCACTCGGCGAGGGCGCGGAGACGTTTTTTTCCTGATCCAGCAGCAGGCCGCGCGCGACATACTGGGTCTGGAACGCCTCGAAGACCGGCCAGATTTCGAGAAGGGCGTCGATGCCGTCCGGTGACACGTGCACAATTGTGCCCATGGCATCCCCCACGCCCTCCCAATCCAGAACGGCGCGACGGGCGACGGACTTGGCCATGACCAGCGCCAGCTCTTCCTGGCTGGCATCTTCAGGCAAGGCCTCGAGGGCCGCATCGGCGCGGGCCGACACCATCAGCGCGGTGGTCAGCGGGGCGACCTGCAAACGCAGGCCGGGGGCAAGCTCCAGCCATTCAGGGGTAGTGGTCAGGTTCAGTCGGATCATCAGTATACCTCGATATCGTTGATCAGGGTTGCGGTGCACATGCGGGCGGGGCTGGCGGCTTTGGCGGCTTGCCAGTCGAAGGTCGCCTGCACGCCCTGCGGCCCGGAAATCTCGATCCGGGGGCGCGGCAGATAGACGGCGTGTAAGGTGAAGATGAAACTCTCGCCCGAGGGCAAGGTGTAGGAGAAGCTGATCTCGCAGGGATCGCCATTGATTGCCTGGCTGACCAGCGTGCTGTCGGCAAAGCGGACCTCGATCCGCCCCGTGAGCGCTGCGATGGACGGGTCTGCCCCGTCGATCTTGCCATCGCTGCGGATGGTCTCAATCCGGTCGAGATTGTTGGCATAGGTGATTTCGGCCGAGACGACGTTGCCCAGCGCAGAGCCATTGCGGCTGATCGCGCCGTTGAAATGGCCGAACCGCTGCAGGGCCAGATCAGCAGGCGTGCCAGCGCCGCTCAATGTGGCGATGGTCTCGCCCTGTGCCACCAGCCGCGCGGTGGCGGTCAGCAGACCCGAGCGTTGCACCTGCCAGGACAGCTGATCCAGCACGCAGCCGGAATACATCGCGAAGCGCGGCACCTCGGGCATGCCGGTCTCGAT